CCCTGGCAACTCGCCTCGCTTCGGCGGTTTCCGCGGAGATAGGCGTCGCATCGCCACACCAATCGTCCGGGCGTGTCCGCGGCCATAGGGCATTTTCATGCATCCCACTATCCTCCGGATGCACAAGCATCTGGGGCGCTGCCGTCTGCACTCCTGAGCCTGCACCACCGCCGTCCGTTCCCAAGCGGCGCGCATGTTCCAGAAATCGCTATGCTCGCAGGTAACGCGCATCATTCACCCCCAAACACTCATCAATATATCGTGGGGGGTTGCGTTCTCTGGATTCAAGATGATGTGCCTGGCGTGCTACGCTTCAAAATGGTGTCGGCTCACAGGCGGCAGCTATACGAATAGGAAGCCATCGGGTCGGCCGGTCTCATAGATGCTCGGCCCGCTCTCGTTGGCAAGGGCCCGCCCTACGGCCATCGCCGCAGCCACGGCGCCATCAATCCGGCCGCGCGACCGTTCCTTGGTGAATTTCTCGTTCTCCGCATCGTCCCGGCCGGCGACGACGTTTCCGAAGCACAGCCGCAGCACCGGGTTGGCGCCATGCCGGAACTGTCCGCCGAGGATCGCCCGCTTCAGCTCCTTGACCGGGGCGGCCATGCTGGCAAACCCCTGACCGAACTCGGCGACGGTGATCCCCTCGGCCTGTAAGGCGGTGGTGACGGCGGTGCTGTTCCATCGATCGATCGCCACCTCGCGCACGTCGTATAGGCGCGCCAGCTCGACGACATGAGCCATGATCGCGGCCTGGTCGACGCGGTTGCCCTCGGTGACCCTGAGATAGCGATCTTCTTTCCAGCGCAGATAATCGGCGCGGTCGCGCTCGGCCTTTCGGGCAAGCCCGGCCGCCGGTAGGAAGAACGTCGCCAGCACATCGAAGCTGCGGCTCTCGCCAGCGCCGTCCGGGAACACCGCCACCACCGCCGTCAAATCCTCGACGCTTGACAGGTCAACCCCGACATAGCAGGGCTGGCCCAACAGCGCGTCCGGGTCGGTCATCGGCTCGGCCTGGTCATAGAGGCCGAGGTCAATCCACGGTGCTGCGGCGCCCTCGATCCACTGGTTCAGGTGGAACCGCTTGAAGTCGGAAATCTCGGCCGGGAAATGCTCGATCCGCCGCGCCTTAATTCGCAGCTCCTCGAGCGAACAAAACCCGGCATCGATCGCTGGGTTCGCTTCATGCCACGCCGCTTCGTCCCGCCAGTCGGCTTCCGGCGGCGCCGCGAAGATGATCGGGGCGAACGTCGGATCGTCGATTTCGCCGGACGCGACCTTGTGGCTGTAATCCCACAAATCCCACGCCAGCCCGCCTTGCCCCTCGCCGGCCGTCGAAATGAGCACGGTCAGCGGGTTCGATCGCTTTACCATCGAGTCGGTGACGACCTTGAAGAGCTTCCGCGCCTCCGCGGGCGGCCAGGCGTGCACTTCGTCGGCGAGGAAGAAGCTGACGTTCAAGCCATGCTTCGAATATGCCTCGTGGCTAATCGCTTTCAGCGTGCTCCGGGTCCCGGGATGCGTCAGCACCTTGCGACTTTCGACCGGGCGCACCCGCGACAGCAGCTCGTCGTCTTGCTGCACCATCTGCCAGGCGCTATTGAACGCGATGCCGGCGTTCTCGCGATCGGCAGCGGCGAGCACAGCTTGCCCGCCAGCTTCGGCCACGGGGCCGAGGAAGTGGCCCAGCCCAAGCGCCGCGGCGAGCGTCGTCTTGGCGTTCCCGCGCGGAATCCAGATGCACGCCATGCGCACCAAGCGGCGGCCGTCCGGCGTCGACGGGCCGTAAATGCACCGGATGATCGCTTCCTGAAACGGATTGAGGGTGAACAGCTGGCCGGCGAAGTCGCCTTCCCACAGCCGCAGCTTGCGGACAAAGCGGCAGATGCGGCCGGCGCGCCCGGACGGGTCCGGGTACAGCGCCGGATCAGGCAAGAAGGTCGGAATCCCAACCGTCACCCTTACCCTCGCTCGGCTCGGCCACCGCCTCGCGCGTGATCCGCAGCTCGACCGCTAGCAACCGCGCCTCGCGCATTGCCGCCATCTGCACCTTGAAGGCGGGGTGCGGCCCGCTGCCCTTTTCGATGACGATGTAACGGCCTTCAGAGATCAGCATCTCTTCCGCCTCGCGGATCGCGCCCACCGCGACGCAATAGCTTTCCAGGGTCGCCAGCAGGCCGGAACTCAGCCGGCCATCTTTGTGCAGCCGGGGCACGACCCTGCGCCATTCCCGCTTGCTGTGTAGCGACAACCACATTGGCGGGCCGGGGCATCGGCCAGGCGCGCCGCCGCCCTCGATCACCTTCAATTTCGGTTTGCGCCCCTTCATCGCCGGGCACCCTTACCCCTGTTTGCTCCCTGATCGGCGATGGTCCGGGCCGAGTGGTGCGGATGACACATCGGCCGGCAGTTCGCCGGGTCGAACCGCTTCCCGCCGTCTCGCAAGGCGATGATGTGGTCAACGTCGGTCGCCGGTTCCCGGCAGCCCTCTACCGAGCACCACGGATAGCGGCGCAAGAAAGCTTCCCGGAAAGCCCGCCACTCGGCGTCGTAGCCACGGCTCGTAGCGTTCCCGCGCGCCCCATCGGCGGCCCTGGCGCAACGCGGGCAGCGCTTGCCGGGCGGGACAAGAGCACCGCAGCGGCAGGCGCGAGGCGGTGCGGACGGCATGGCCTACCCCAGCACCGTCAGCTCGATCCGGATGCACTCGCCGGCATCGAACACCGGAGCGACCCGCTGCACGGCCTTTTGCGCACCGCGGACCACTACCCTGTCGCTCGTCCGCGGGATGCGCGGCCATTGCTGGAGGTTGATGTGCGTCGGCGAGATGATCAGGAAGAAGTTCTGCTGGTTGAAGGTAATACCTCCGATCAGTTGCTCGACGGTGAGCGCGCGGACCATCGCCGGAATGGCGCACTGTACGGTTGACTGATCGACCATCCTTTGGAGGTAGACCAGCTCGCCGCGCTGCTCCAAACGCCTGTCTAGCAGCACGAGGTATCGGTTCACCGCACGCTCATGCTCAGGGTTCCTGACGGCATGTCGTCATCCGATGCGTGGCAAGCGGTGTGGCCTCAGAAGCCCCTCGACCTCTAGCGGCAGGTCGCCCGCCGCGCCACTGAAGTAGCCGAACGACCCGGCGCCCTCGACGCTCTCGCTACGGATCGCCGGATCGCGGACGCGCGCGAAGTAGGCGCCTTTGATAAGGAGCAGCGCGGCACGCTGGATGTCGTCTGGCAGGGTCGGTTGCGGCGCGTCCGGCAAGGTGTAGCCGCCGGTGTATTGGAGCACTATGCGCCCGCAGAACCGGGCGCAGCGGCCACCGCTCGCGTCGAGCCGGTACAGCCATCCGGTGTCTTCCTCAACCTCGTATTCCGCCGGATCGAGAAAGTTTCCGGCCACCGTTACCGATGCGATGTCGGTCACCGGGTATCGGGTCAACTCGATTGGCGAGGCGGCCCGATCGAGGTAGATCGTCTCGCGCACTGTCTCTTCGGCGAAGGTCCGCCGGCACCAGCTCCGCGCTGTCGCACTCGCCTGGTCCATCAGGCCGGTAAGAAACAAGTCATCGATGTCGTCGGTCACCTGCAGCTCGCGTCTGACGGCGACCAAGGTGACAAGCCGGTGCGTATTGGCGGGATCGATGACGGTCAGCATGACGGCGGCTGATTACGGGTTCGCCACTGGCGCAGTACGCGCATGGCCGAGGATCGCCACGGCCGACAACAGGCCGGCGCTCGCGTTCACGCTCGGCGTGATTGTCAGCCGCACATAGCGCTTGTGCCCGACATAGCCGATCTTGCGCACCTCGTCGTCATCGTCGAACTGGAAACCGGCCAGCGCCTCGGTGCCGTTCAGCTCGGAATCAGCGACCGCGGCGGCATCCGAAAGGTTTGCCTGGTCGCCGTCTTCCACCAGCACCGCGAAGGTCGCGTCGGCATCGGCCACCGAGCCGATCGCGATGGCAAACATCAGCGAATCGTAGCCGAGCTTGTCGATGATCTGGCTGACCTGCGCGGTGTTGTCACTCACCGACACGGGCGAGATCGCCCGCCGGACGGTGAGGTTGTTCATCAAGTCTCGCATCGTGCGTCTCCCTTACGAGGTGGCGATCTTCAGCAGCTTCACCGCCTCGCTGTTGGCGACGCCGCCGCCGACGCGCCGGTAGGCGTAAAACTGCACGTTAGGCTTGTCCGAGTACGGGTCGCGCAGGAACCGGATGCCGGCCTTGTCGACGATGACGTAGAACAGCTTCCAGTTGCCGAATGCGATGGGGTAGGCGTTGCCCGCGACGTCCGGCATGTCTTCACTGATCACCACCGGGTAACCCAGCATCGTATCGGGCGCGCCAGCGGTCATCCCATTGCGCCAGAGATACTCGCCAGACGTGGTCGCCTTCAGCTTGTCGATAGCTCCCGCAGTGCTGCTGTTCATCAACCAGGATGAGCCAGCGCGGTAGGGCGCACGAACTCCCCATACCAGGCTTCTTAGGCCATCCGCAGTTACAAGAGATGCGTCGCCGCCCGGGATATACTGGACCCGGCCGAAGGCTCGGGTCGCATCACCTGTGGAAACGATCGAGCTCGACAGAAAGCCAAACGGCTTCTTGTCGCCGTTGCCCGACACGAACGCGGTCCCCTCGCTGCGGATAAACTTATCGGTGACCTTGCCCTCGACCCAGCCGCCGAGATCGAAACCGACATCGTCAATCAGCCGCTGGGTGACCGGCTGAAGCGCGTAGATTTCCTCGACCGGCAC